CTCAACCTTTTTCGATGGAGGCCATCTTGGCAACCGCATTTAACAAGCAAGAAACCGTACTGTTCGACGAAATGCTGGCCGGCTTCGACGATCTGCTGACCTTCGGCCGCAACGTCTCCAAAGTCAACATGGACCCGGTGGTGCTGGAGCGCTCGCAAGGCACTGCCTTCTGGCGTCCGGTCCCGTACGTCAGCGTTTCCGTGGACGGTCCCGCAGGTACCGACATCTCGGGCTCGTTCGCCGATGTCACGCAACTGTCCGTGCCGATCGGCCTGGGCTACGACAAGTCCGTCCCCTGGACGATGACCAGCAACGATCTGAACGACCCGCAGCAGCGCGAACGCAAGATCAAGAGCGCGATGCAGCGTTTGGCGACCGATATCAACGTCGCCTGCGCTAACGTCGCCGCCCTGCAGGGCACGCTGGTCGTCAAGCGTACCGCAGCAGCATCCGGCTTCGACGACCTGGCTGCGGCCGACTCGATGATGATCGAGCAAGGCCTCGTCGGCGACATGTCCCGCCGCATCGCTGCCCTGCATGCCCGCGACTACAACTCGATGGCGAGCGCCCTGGCAAAGCCAGCGACCTCGGCAAACTCGAAAGTGAACTCTGCCTACGAGCGCGCATACGTCGGCCAGGTGTCGGGTTTCGAGACGTTCAAATCGGACTACACTTACCGCCTGACCGCGGCCGCAGGTACGACCGTTACCGTCAACGGCGCGAACCAGTACTACACGCCGAAAGCCGTGTCGACTGCAAGCACGGGTGAACAGCAGAACGTCGACAACCGTTACCAGAGCCTGACCGTAACGGTGACGTCCGGCACGATCAAGGTCGGCGACCGCTTCACCATCGCAGGCGTCAACGCCGTGCATCACATCAGCAAGCAGGACACCGGCCAACTGAAAACCTTCACCGTTACCGGCATCGTGTCGGGTGCGGGTGGCTCTGGCGTCATCACCATCTCGCCGCCGATCATCTCGGCAACTGGTGGTACGCAAGCCGAGAAGGAATATCAGAACGTGGCAGCTGCCCCGGCCAACGGTGCGGCAATCACGTGGCTGAACACGGTCGCATGCAACGTCGCTCCGTTCTGGGATGAGCGCGCAATCGAACTGCTGCCGGGTCGTAACGGCGTCGACGAGGACCTGACCGGCGCAGGCGCTGGTTACATGCGCGCCACGACCGAACTCGGCATCAACGTGATCATGTACAAGTTCTTCGACATCAACACGAAGAAGTACAAGTACCGCTGCGATACCCGCTTCGGCGTCGGCATGACCAACCCGGAAATGGCCGGCATCGTCCTGTTCAGCCAGACCTAATCCGTCGTTCTCTCCTCCGTCCGGTTCATCCGGGCTTTACGGCCCGCCTCGCGCGGGTCGTTTTTTTAGGATCGCCATGGGAATCCTCGGAACTTTTAAGAACATGTTCGGCGGCCAGGTTCAGGCCGCGACCGAAGCCGCGCAGGAACCGGCGCGGATCGACACCAATCTAGCGCCCAGCAGCCGCGTGCATCACGAGTATTTCCTCGGTGACGAAGCTGACACATCCGGCAAGTGGTCGTGGCTTGCTCGCGTCTACGCAGGCAACGGCGCCGTGAACGAAGAGCGCGGCCTGGCCGACTCTCAGGATCTGGCACGCAACGCAGCGCTGACCTGGTGCGCGCGCGTCAAAGCATCGCTCGGGGGTGAAGCATGACGCTCGGGATCAACACCACCACGCGCAACAACCGGCTGAACCAGATCAAAACAGCGATCGATGCAGGCGGCGCCGCGGGCTTCTTGCGCGTCTATGACGGCACGCGGCCCGCAACCGGAGGCACCGCAACGAATCTTCTCGCACAGCTAGCGCTGTCGTATCCGTGCGCGGCCTCCGCGTCGGGCGGCGTGCTCACGCTCTCGGCGATCACCTCGGCCACCGCGGGAGCCACGGGCACCGCGACGTGGGGCCGCATCGTCGACAGTACCGGCGCATTCGTCGCCGACTGCAGCGTCGGCACGTCCGGTGCGGACTACATTCTCAACACCACGAGCATCACGTCAGGCGTGCAGGTGTCGTGCACGAGCGCTTCGCTCACCGAAGGGAACCCGTGATGGCAACTTACGCTGAACTGCTGCAGGCTTCGGCCAATGACACGTTGCGCCAGAAGGTGCGCGTGGGATGCGTCATCGCGGCTGAGAAGGTGCGCACCGAAGCTGGCACCACGACCAGTCACACCGCGCGCATGGCCTGGGCGAAGGCCGTCTATGCCAATCCCGAGGCCGAGGGCAACCGCATGGTGTGGGCGGTGCTCGCGCAGAACGCGGCAGCCACCTACGCGGCCATCATCGGTGCGGCGGACGCCACCGTGCAGACCGCAGTGGATGCCGCAGTCGACGTGTTCGCGAGCTGACCATGACGACTGCGAAACTTGCACAAGGCACGCGCACGCAGCTATCCGGTGCTGCGGCCGCACTCAATAGTCTTGCCAGTGCCACCTACGTCGTGCTCGGCACGCTCACGCATAACAGCGGCGGCAAGGTGCCGCTCGACTGTCTGGTCGAGCTGACCATTACGCCGGGCACGACGGCCGGCAACAAGCAGGCGGTGCTGTTCGCCCAGGCATCGCTCGATGGTACGAACTTCGGCACCGGCCCGACCAGTGGCACGACCACGACCGATGAGTCCGACCTGGTTTTTGTCGGCACGCTTCCGCTGAACACTGCCGCTGGGCAGCAGCGCAAGATCTATTCGCTCGCTCTAGTGTTGGGTGGCGTTCTGCCTTACGCAACAAAGCTGATCGTGAAGAACGACAGTGGTGCCGCATTCAGCAGCAGTGGTAACGACCTGTACACGCTGGACATCACGGGCGATCTGACCTAAACCCATGGCATCGCTGCTCCTACCATCGAGATTCACGCAGCAGCCGCCGCTCGGCACGCCCATCGATCCGAAGTGGATCGAGCGCGGACTGCAGATGGCATGGGGGCCGAATACGTATTTCTACGTCGCGGAGCCATGGCGTGCGTCGGCGCAGACGTTCATCGGCACGAACATCGGCGCAGTGGCGAATGAGGGTGGCTTTTCTACCTACCTGAATGGTAACAATCAGGTCAATATCGCCGGTACGTTCGTCGGAGCATCGCCGACCGAATTCACCCTTATTGTGGCATGCAAGACGGTATCGGTCGCGAGCGACAGTATTCTGCTGTCCGTGTCGAACGGCGCGAACATCGTCATGCTGCAGCAGCGCGTATCTGCCACGGCTGGATACATGCTGTTCTCGCGTAGTAGTGCGGGCGACGTGCAGATCAGCCCAGGCATCACGCCGACCGTCGGCCCGCTGCGCACCGTCGGCGGCGTGTGGCGATCGGGAACGGGCGAGAAAGCTGTATTCAACAACGGCGTGAAAACCGCGACGTCAACGACGGACACGGGCACGCTGGCCGTCACGAAAATTGCGATCGCAGGTGACGCTCGTTCGTCGGGCCAATGCTTCAACGGCACCATTCCGATCGCCCTGATTTTCAACAAGGCACTCACCGACGCAGAAATGCGATCGTTGACGGAGAACCCCTGGCAGATCTTTAAGCCGGTCGCGCGCCGCTTGTGGGCTGTTGCATCTGCGGCACCCGGCGTCACCGGATCACTGCTGTCGACGCTGGATGGGGTAACTCTCTCGGCATCGGGACAAGCGATCGATAACGGTTCGATAGCATCGACATTGGGTGGGGCTTCGTTCTCGGCTTCCGGCACGGTCGGCAACTCGCCATCAGGATCGGTCTCGTCCACGCTGGCCGGCGCATCCATGGCTGCGTCCGGCAGCGTCATCGCGGCCGGTTCACTCGCGAGCACACTGGGCGGCGCGTCCATGTCTACGAGCGGGACTGTCACGAACCGTGGAATGTTCGCCTCGGCGCTCGATGGTGCGAGCCTGACCGCAAGCGGATCGGCGCTCGCGAACCCAACCGGTTCTCTGTCCAGCGCGCTCGACGACACAGTGTTTGCTGCCGGCGGCTACGTCGGCACACCGCCCGCCGGGCCCGACTTTTTCATTCGCCTTCCGAAGAACCCTAGGCACGTCATTCACCACTAAAAAGGAGAACCAATGACCAATCAGACCATGCTGTACAAGGCGCCAGGCCCGCACGAGATCCACGGCGGACGCTTCGATTACACGATCGTCGACGACGACCAGGTTGAGGCTACGCTTGCCGCAGGCTGGTATCTGACCACAACCGAGGCGAAGGCCGCGCACCAGGCGACGCTGCAAGATGCTGCCGACAACGCCCCGCCGACGCGCGACGAACTGAAGCGCAAGGCCGACGACCTGGGGCTGTCCTACCCGGCGAACATCCCGACCGAGAAGTTGTCGGCCATGGTCGTAGCCGCATTGAAAGGTTGATGTCATGGGCTGGACGAAACAGCAGATCATCGAGCAGGCATTTGGCGAGCTTGCGCTTGCCGGGCACGTGTTCGACCTCGACGCCGACACGCTCGAAAGCGCGCTCCGCGAACTGGACACGATGATGGCCGAGTGGAGCGGATTGGGCATCTCGATCGGCTATCTGCTGCCGGCCACGCCCGACGATTCAAACATCGGCGACGATTCGGGAATCCCGAATGAAAGCGTGCGCTCGGTGTACATGAACCTTGCGTCACAACTCGCGGCGAGCCGTGGGAAGACGCTCACTGCGCAGACCCTGGCGACGGCGCAACGTGGCTACAACATCCTGCTCGGCACGGCTGTCACCCCAACTAGCGGCCAGTGCTCCGGCCTGCCGCGCATCGGCGCCGGCAACAAGCCGTGGCGCTGCTTCTAATCACAACGAGGACCAATCATGACCATCAAATCTCCCGTCCAGCCCGGTTATAGCACCGGCCAAGTCTTGAGCCCGGCTGCAGCAGCGGCTACGGCAACGCTGACGACCGGCAGCAAGCAACTGATCCTGACAAACCTCGGCGCGAACGTGTGCTATGTACGCGTCGGCCAGACGACGGTCACCAATGCATCCACTGCAGATTACCCGATCCCGGCCGGCGCGCAGGTTGTCATCACGAAGGCCATGGGCGACGACAAGCTTTCGCACATTTCGGCTGTCGGAACCACGCTTCACGTGATGAACGGCGAGGGTTTCTAACTCATGCAGATCCCGATCCTGAGCGGGGCGTACACGGATGAAGGGCCGGATTTTCGGACCACGTACCCGCGCAACATGATTCCTGTCCCGCGCGCTCAGGGCATCAGCGCTGGCTACTTGCGCCCGGCTGACGGCATCGCGCAGATCGGTACGGGTCCAGGCACCGACCGCGGCGCCATCAACTGGAACGGCACGTGCTATCGCGTGATGGGCACACAGCTTGTGCGCGTCGATACGGCGGGCGCAGTAACGGTGCTCGGTGACGTCGGCGGATCGGGTCAGGTCAGCATGGATTATGGCTTTGATCGATTGGCGATCGCGTCCGGCAGCAACCTCTTCTACTGGGACGGCAGCGCGCTTACGCAGGTCACAGACTCTGATCTCGGGGATGTGCTCGACGTCCTTTGGATCGACGGCTATTTCATGACGACGGATGGAACATCGCTGGTCGTCACGGACCTGAACGATCCGACCTCAGTGAACCCGCTTCACTACGGCAGCAGCGAGGGCGATCCCGATCCGATCAAGGGGCTGTTCAAGTCGCGCGCCGGCGAAGTCTACGCAGTCAACCGGTACACGATCGAAGTCATGCAGAACGTCGGCGGAACCGGCTTCCCGTTCGAGCGAACTACGGGGGCGCAGATCAAGCGCGGCGCGATCGGAACACACTGCATCGAACTGTACGGCGATCAAATCGCGTTCATGGGCGGAGCACGTGGCGAGCCGCCGGCTATCTGGTCCGGTCTCAACGCGGCCACGCAAAAGCTGTCAACGGGCGAGATCGATACGCTGCTCCTCGACTACACTGAGGCGCAATTGTCCGCGGCTGTCATGGAAGTACGCGTCACGAAAAATCATCAGCTGCTTTACGTGCATCTGCCCGATAAGACGATCGTGTACGACGGCGCAGCATCTTCGGTGATCGGTGAGCCCGTATGGTTCACGGTCGATTCGGGCCTGTCGACTCCGGCGCAGTACCGCGCGCGAAACTTCGTCTGGTGCTATGACAAATGGATGTGCGGCGATCCGACGACGAGCGCTTTGGGTGTCGTCGACGAAACGATCTCGACTCACTACGGCCAGGTCATTGGCTGGGAATTCGGGACGATGATCATGTATTCGGGCGGCTTGGGCGCGATCTTCCATCAGATGGAACTTGTCGGACTGCCAGGTCGCGTGCCCCTCGGTGCGGATCCTGTCATCTGGACATCGTATTCCCTCGACGGCGTGGCGTGGAGCCAGGAAAGGTCGA